GTCCGCTTGATACGCGCCCAACGGCCGGCGCCGCGCGCGACCCGCAAATTCGTATCGTAAATCAGCTCTAGCCGCTTTGCCGCCTGCCCAGGCGATGCAATCCAGCCGCGCCCCCTCAGGAACGGAATAAGGCGCGCGGCGAATTCCTCGGCAGTCTCGCCATTGGCAAATGACATCGTGAGTGCGTCATAAATCTCACGAATGACAGAATAACCGGCCGTCTGAGCCACCGCAAACGAGCGCGTATATTCTTGAGCCGAGAGCTCGCGCCAATTGCCTATTGCGCGAGGCTCCCGGTCGGCAATCCATGCCAAGAGCTCAGGGAAGCCGATTTGCGTCGGGTCGACCGCCCGGGCGTCGAACGTGAGGAGCCGAGCGCGACCGGCGTTGAAAACCGGGATAATCGGACCGAGGCTAGACATTCGTCGCTCCTTTTCGCTTCCGCCTTGCCCTGAGCTTGTCCCGACGACGCCGAGCTCTCTCAAGTTTTGCAACCTCGCCAGGACTCAAGATAGGTTTTCCCGGCGGGTCGAACGGCGAGTTAGCATTGAGCTCGTCGACCCAGCCGGCATCAATTGCCGAGAGGAGGCCAGCCGTTCCCCCTCGGACCTTCACCTATCGCTCGACGCCTGCCTCGCTAGCCATACGCTCGAAAACGAGCGGGAGACCAGCGAGGGCGGCCATTTTCTCAGCCGAGAGACTCTCGAACGCGTTGAGAAGCGCGAGCCGCGCCGCCTCGGGAGACGAGACGCCCTCGAGGCCGGCCCGAATAGCGGCGCCGAACTCGAGGAAAAGCGGGTTTGTCTCGTCGGCAAGCGTCCGAGCGAGGGCGGCGATTGCATCCTCATCACCGGCGGCGAATTCGACGAGCTCAATGCCGGGAAGCGGGTCGACGTCGAGCGCCTCAAACATTTCCGGGCCAAACTCGAGCGGGCCGACGTAAGGCTCAATCCCTTCGAGGTCGAGCTCGCCGTCCGGGTCGTATGCAATCGTTACGTGAGGCAGATATTCGGCGTAGTCATGCGAGGCGCCAGCTTCAATCTTGCGGCGGTGGCTATATTCCAAATCATCGCTGGCGAAGCGCAGCACGATCGCGCCTTCCTCGCCCAGCCGCTCGACCTTGCGGGCGCCGCCGGCGCTAACCATCAATTCTGAGTTATAGGCCCAGCCATCTGACAGCGCAAACCAGTCAACCGGCTGTCTGGAATACAAAACTGTAACATGCAGCTCGCTCGCCGGCTCGAGGTTCTTGAGGCCAGCGCCTCGCGCCCATTTCAGGAGCTCAGCGCTGTTCTTGAGGGACCGATAGACATAAAGCGGTGCAACGTCCTGGGCCGCGAACTGAGCGCGCCGACCGGCAAGATTTTTGCCCTCGTCGCCATTGGCCGGATGGGCCGCGCCGGGGGTAATGGCCGCACCGATCGGCGGGACGGCCGACGCCGCGATCGGTGCGAGCTCATAGCCTGGGCCGTAAGTTTCCTCGACGCTCTCGGCCGTCCGCTTGATTCCGATGCCGTCGAGCTTGACGTCCCGCTCGGCCGTCGAATTGACGTCCTCGCCGTCCTCGAGGATCCGATAAACGCGAGGCGGCGCGACGTCGTCGCCGAAATTCCAGCGGGTGAGCCAAACGGGAAAGGTCGCGTTGAAACTCTCGCAAGCGAGGTCGGAGTCGGCCTTGACGATTTCCGCTTTGACGTCGGCGTGAACCGTTGCCTGGGCGCCGCCGATGCCCTGGGCCGTCGCTTTCGAGGTCCCCGGCTGTCCGAGGATAATCCTCATCAAGGCCTCGTTTTGCTCGGTTACGAACTCGCCATATCCCGAGGACCCGGAGCTCGAGCGCTGAGTCTCCATTATCTTGACGTTCGCGAGGCTCTCGGCCGGAATGCGAACCGCCCTGTCGCGACCGATCGCGACCAGCGCCTTGAGAAACGATTCCTTGTCGCCGTCCGACCAGCCCGTCCCCTCTTGCCCGACAACCGTCGGCTGTCCGAGCTTCTCGAGATAGAGCGCCCAAAACTGCAGGACGTTGCGCTTGAACCAAATAGGCCAATAGCACCAATGCGCGAGGCCCAGGCCATAGAAAGCGAAATCGTGAGAGCCGCCGGTCCGCATGACCCAAAACTTATTTGCGGGAATGTCGACCGCGCCGAACCCGCTCGAGGCCCGGAACTTGAGCGCGCCCTCACCATTGAAGCCGAATAGAGCCCGGTCCGGGACGACGACGTCGGCAAGGCGCCATTTCCCATCTGGTCCGACCTCATAAAGTCCCTCGGCGACCGAGTAGCCATACCATGACGCGAACAGCATGAGGTTTGTTATGCGGTCGAATTGGATTGCCTTTAGCTGAGCGCGCAAATGATCGGCGGCCTCGACCGAGCGCGGGTCATCCGCGTCGCCCGGTTCAACCTCCCAAGGCCGCGAAATCACGGCGAGACGGCGCTGTTGAAAATTCGACATTGCGACGTCGTCGTCGAGGAGCTCGTCGAACAACTTGAGGCCGTTGCCGCTTTTCCAGAGAACCGGGTCCGGGTTTTCAATGAGCGAGCCGAGCCATGAGACCGGGACGGCCCAACTCTCGCCGGAACGAGAAACCAGGACACCAGCCTCGGGAGGCGTCGTTTCGTCCTCAGGCGTGACGCCCTTGTTCGGGCCGAGCCACGCGAAAGCCTGGGCGATTCGTGTCGTCATTCCCGCCATTATCGAAAGCCTCCGAACCCTGTCCCGGCAAATCCGCCGGCGCCGTTCCTATCGCCGAAATTGTAGCGCGAGTCACGTTCGGCCGCGCCGTCCATTTGCCGACTGTCCGAGCTCTCGAATGAGAACCCGCCCGAGACGGCGCCGGCAAGCTCATTGAACGCGTCGGCCGCCGCGTCGACTTGGTCGTCGTTCCTGCCCCCAGGGAAGGCGCAAAGCTCGTCGAGAAAGGCCTCGTTCCAATCGCCTGCGACGAGGTAAACGTGACCGAATTCGCATTGAATTGAGAGCGGCTCGGCTCGAACCTCTTTCGCGCCGGTCGGCCGCTCGCCCTTCACCCGATAGCCGGCGAGGAATTCGACGTCGCGCTCGAATTGGTCAACGCCGGCCTGTCCAGGCTCGATCGGCAACCGGATAACGGTCCCGGCCGGGTCGACCTCGGCACAAGATTTGATGAGTCGGCGGATTTTCCCGGGCGTGTCCCGCTCTCGCCTGAGCGTCTCGACGTAGTAGTCCGGTCCTTTGCGGCTCATTCGCAGGCCGACCGAATAGTCGGGAACCTTCCCCGGCTCCTCTTTCGTTGCCGCCCTATCCCATGCCCGGACAAAGGTCCGGCCGGCCGGGAGTTGCGAGGCGGGAATGATACGGCCCTCAAACCAGCCGCGCTTAAACAGGCCGCCATCGCGCGCGGTCGGCCGCTGCTGATATTGCCCGTTGTAGGCGTAAGAACCTTTCGCCTTCTTGAGCCCCTCGACTTGCTCCCGGCCGAACCGCTCAGGAAACAAGAGCTCGCCCTCCTCGGTCCGCGGGTCTCGGAAAAAGAGCTCGAGCGGCCCGGACCATGTTCCATCCTCAGCCATTGAGGGTATCCAAACTTCACAAGCGCCGCCGGTCCGCTTTCCGGTCTCAGGGTCGAGCCGCTCCCTCTCGAATTCCATCGGCAAATTTAGATGCACGTAAGGGAGGCCGATTTCGCCGATTGTGCCGGCGACGTCGTTCGCGTGTAGGCGCTGCATAATGACGACAATCGCACTTGTCGCAATGTCGTTTACGCGGTCGGGAATTGCCTCCCGGAACGTCCTCACAACCGCCGATCGCTCGGCCGTCGACTCCGCGCTATCGACCGAGTGAGGGTCGTCGATAATCACGCGGTCGCCACGGCCGCCCGTCATGGAAACGAAAGCTCGGCCCTCGCGAAAACCGGTTTGCTCGTTCTCGAATTTCTCCTCGCCCCACTTCGAGGACGGCCTGACAACATGGCCCCATAAGGCTTGGTATTTCTCGGACTCGACGAGCCTTTGCATTTTCCGGTTGTCACGAATGACGTTCGGTCGAGAGTATGACGTCGAGAGAAACCGCAAGTCCGGCTTACCCATTGGCCCCCATTCCCAAGCGGGCCAGAAAACAGAGACGAGGAGGCTTTTAGCCATCCCGGGCGGAATCGTTATGAGGAGATATTGAATTCGGCCGATCGTGACGGCCTCGAGGAAGTAGCAAACGGCCTTGATCGCCCAGCCGCCGACGAAAGGACGCCCGGGCTCGAGGACGGCCCAAAATTCCCGAACGAATTCGTAAAGGGTCCGGCACTTTTCACGCAACCGCTCGGCGTTGCGCTCGAGCTCCCGGCGGTCCCTCGCGGCCTGCCTATTCGCCCTCTCGGCTCTCAGTCCCGCCAGCGACGGCGGCCTTTGAAAGGATGCGCTCGAGGGTGTCGAGCTCGTCGTCGCTGAGGGCGGAATAGTTGAAGTTTGAGCCATCGGGATTC